ATGCGGAGCATCACCCACCCATTCACTACAACATGGCGTCGCGCCAAAGCGACACCCTCCCACCTACTAGCGTGTTTCCAGCGATACAAAAGTTCACGACCTCTTCGACCTAACGATGACAACTATCGCATGGCACTAAGTAGGGCAAAGGCTGATTTTTATATTCCTAAAATTCATCCAATGCATGTTAATGATGTTATACGACATTATCAACATCCGGAAAGATCTCCCGGTTTACCTTACACTACACAAGGGTTTAAACGTAAAGATGAAGTTGATCCGAACATTATTAAGTGGTCAGTTCACTGTTTGAAGTATAAAATATGGTCTCATTGCAAGACCCCGTGTAATGCAGCTTCACGAACCGCTGTTTCACGTGATAAAGATAAAGTACGTTTGATTTGGGTTTATCCCTCACACATGACTTTTGCCGAAGGCATGTTTGCGATGCCCTTACTACACGCATACAAACAACGGATTGGACGGTACGGAATCTGGATACGTTATCTTCAAGGACATATGCGACATATGCTGTCGCTTCGCCCACAAGGATACACTTGGTTAGCTGCCGATTGGAGCAACTTTGACGCCAGCGTCCCCGCTTGGTTGATTAGAGATGCATTTGACATCTTGCGTTCTAATTTGGATTTTTCGAAATATCAGATTAGAGGAGCACCGACCGACAAGGATTCGCTTCCGAATCTTTGGAAATCAATAATTCGTTACTTTATCAATACACCTCTCAAACTTCCAACAGGTGAAATAGTGTTCAAGTCAGGAGGTGTCCCTTCTGGTTCGTACTTCACTTCACTTCTTGATAGCGTTATAAACTGTATAGTTACACATTATCTTATGCTCGATATGAAGGTGGATTATTCCAATACTGCTTTCTGGGTATATGGTGATGATGTATTGATTGCCATAAGTAAACCGTGTAATGTGAATGATTTAGCAGCAATCGCTAAAAGGGTCTTTGGGATGACGCTCAATGAAGAGAAGACTGAAATAGGACTTTTTCCAAGCTTCCTAGGTTTCGGTTTACACTTCACGGGTGTACCTCAAGCAAATTACGATCGACTCATGGCTCAGTTATGTTTACCATCACGACCTGATCGATCCCTAGGAGAGCTGGCAGCCCGCATCCGCGCGCTACAACTCGCATCCTTTGGTGGGAATAAACCATTTCTATATGAGACACAACTGTTCTTGGAATCCATAGGAATGCCCCACCCCATGTGTGATTTATCAAAACGAGATGAGCATCTTGTTAAGTTAGAATATCTGGGACTTTCGTCTTGGCCACCCTTGGCAAGGGTTCTAACTTTGTAAATCATTTCGAGCTGGGCCTTTATAATACAGCTCTCCACCATACGGC